ACACTGGTTGATCAACAACACAGAAGATAACGTGGGTGTCATAGCCCTTGAAGAGAACTGGTCACGTACTGCCGAAGGTATCATGGCAGTGGAGGCTAACGCTAAGCTTCACCTTGATAGTGTTAAGTCTGAGTTCACTGACGAAGAGTTAGATGATTGCTTCAAGAAAGTATTTATGGGTGACAACGATGGTCGTGTCTGGATTCATGCACACCACGGAGTCAACAACCTTGACGACATCTTTAGTAAGCTACGCTACATGATCATAGGTCTGGATTGTAAATGGATTGTAGTTGATCACCTTCACATGCTTGTACTATCTACGCTAGAAAACGATGAGCGTAAAGCTATTGACGGCATCATGCATCGTCTTAGGACTATGGTAGAAGAGACAGGCTGTGGTATGATACTGGTTTCACATCTCCGCAGGGTTGAAGGGAACCGTGGACACGAGAACGGCATCGAGACAGGGCTTAATCACCTCAGAGGTTCACAAAGTATTGCTCAGTTATCAGACTGCGTGATCTCCTTGGAGCGTAACCAACAGTCAGAAGACAACATAGAAGCCTCGACCACTAAGGTCAGGGTACTGAAGTCTAGATACACTGGAGATGTTGGCGTTGCTTCTCACCTACTGTATGATAACAAGACAGGTAGGCTCAGAGAGCTAGATGATTATGATGCGGCGCAATTTGACGGAGAGATCATATGAGTAACTTAGTGTTCGATATAGAAACAGATGGCTTAGATCCTTCTAAGATTCATTGCATCGTGGCTCAAGACGTAGACACTATGGATGTGTTCACGTTTGACAACACTCAGTTGGAGAAAGGTTATGGGCTACTGCGCTCAGCAACTAAACTGATAGGTCACAATGTGATAGGCTATGACATCCCAGTGATAAAGAAGTTAACAGGTATTGATTTGTTTGATAAGAAGATTGTTGATACCTTGGTGCTATCACGGCTCTTCAACCCTACACGCGAAGGCAACCACGGCCTTGAAGGGTGGGGCTATCGCTTAGGTTTTAAGAAGGGTGACTTCGGTCAGCAGGAGGATGCTTGGAGTTCGTACACACCTGAGATGTTAGAGTACTGCAAGAACGATGTACTGCTCAACACTAAAGTCTATGAGTCTCTGAAGCTTGAGAGCCGTGGGTTCACACCACAGTCAGTACAGATAGAACACGCAGTAGCTAAGATCATTGATCAGCAACGCACTAATGGTTTCTTATTAGATGTGCAGAAAGTTATGGGCTTGATGGCTATGTTTGAAACTAAGCTACACGACTTAGAGCAAGAGGTTCAGGAAGAGTTCCGGCCTGTAGTTACTACTCAGATACTAACACCTAAGTACACAGCGACAGGCGCAGTAGCTAAGACAGCAACCGACCAACATGGCAAAGGCACACGGCTAACAGACGATGAGTATGAACGTATACTTTGTGACATGGACTCTAAGCCCATAGCACGTAAAACTGAAACACCTTTTAACTTAGGCTCACGTAAACAGATCGGCGAGTACCTAATTCGTTTTGGTTGGAAGCCTCAGAAGCACACACCTACAGGTCAACCTATTGTAGATGAGTCAACTTTAAATAGAGTTAAGGGTATTCCACAGGCCGCAATGATTGCTAAGTATCTTATGTTACAGAAACGCTTGGCTCAAACTAAGAGTTGGATCAAGGAACTTGACGAAGAGACAGGCAGAGTTCATGGATATGTAAATCCTAACGGCGCAGTGACTTCACGCATGACTCACTCACATCCTAACATGGCACAGATTCCTAGTAGTTCGTCACCATACGGCGAAGATTGCCGATCTTGTTGGACAGTACCACACAACTACCGTCTGGTTGGGATTGACGCTTCTGGGCTTGAGCTTAGAATGTTAGCACATTATTTAAATGACGAGGGCTATACTAATGAAATCCTTAACGGAGACATACACACCACTAATCAACGCCTTGCTGAAATTGAATCAAGAGATCAGGCAAAGACTTTCATCTATGCGCTACTTTACGGAGCCGGAGATGCAAAGCTTGGGTCTGTGGTTGGACGAGGTAGAGCGGTTGGGAAAGGACTTAGACAACGCTTCTTTGATAATCTCCCTGCATTTAAAAAGCTTACAGACAGAGTACAAAGAGAAGCTAAAAGCGGATTCATTAAAGCACTAGACGGACGTAAGCTTACAGTGCGCTCCGAACACGCGGCACTGAACACCTTGCTACAGGGTGCAGGAGCAATCGTAATGAAGAAAGCATTGATCATCCTAGACCAGAAGATAACTAGGCATGGGTATGATGCTAAGTTTGTAGCCAACGTACATGACGAATGGCAGATAGAGTGTCACCTTGATGATGCAGTAGAGGTAGGTAAGCTAGGTGTCCACGCTATTAGAGAAGCGGGATGTATCTTTAATCTAAACTGTCCACTGGACGGAGACTATAAAGTCGGGGAGAACTGGAGTGAAACACATTAATCAAGATTGTAGGAGATGCGGTGTAGAGTTGACAGACAGTAATTGGAATCCTTCTTGGAAAGAAAGAAACAGGATTCAGTGTAGTTCTTGTAACAACCCTAACCGAACTAAGTATAATCCAGTTAGTAATCCAAATAGAATGTATGTTAACGGCAAGTACGTGCCTAAGTCTCATCCTTTGTACAAGGCAGGACACTACAAGAACTTTGAGTCTGCCGCCTTCTCTGCACTTGAAGGTTATGAAAAATCTAATGAGGGTCATGTCTATGTTATCTCTAACCCTGCATGGAAAGGTTGGTACAAGGTTGGAATGGCTGTCGATGCATCTGATAGATGTTCAAGCTATCAAACCTCTTCACCCTTTAGAGATTATATGATAGAGTACACTGAGTATTTTGACGACAGGCGCGAAGCTGAGAAAACAATACACTCTAAGCTGAAGAAAAATAAGATTGAACACGTTAACGAGTGGTTCAAGGCAGACCTAAACATTATAAAGAACACAATTAAAAACATAAAGGACGTTCAGCATGAAGCTTAATACACTAGTACCCGACATCTACAAGCACCTTGAGAAGCTATCAGACGGCACACCTCTGCCACTTACAGAAGAAGAAATTGATAAGACCTTGGTGGGCATGAGAGAAGCGTTAGTATCTTGGGCTACACCCAGAGAACGCGACAGTAATTTCACTGTACGCATGTCTAACGTAGGTAAACCTGCTCGACAGTTGTGGTACGAGAAGCGTGATCCGCAGGGGCGTGGCGGTATTGATGGGGCTACGCAGATCAAGTTCCTGTACGGCCACTTGCTTGAAGAGATTGTGTTGATGCTTGTACGCATGGCAGGACACAAAGTAACAGACGAGCAGAAAGAAGTTGTAGTTGATGGTATCGTAGGACACATGGACTGCAAGATTAACGGCGAAGTAGTGGACGTTAAGACAGCTTCTCGCTTTGCGTTCAACAAGTTCAGGGACGGGCGCTTATCTCAAGATGATCCCTTCGGATACCTTGGTCAGCTTGCAGGGTACGAGGCCGCAGAGGGTACAGAGAACGGTGGCTTCTTAGTGTTGAACAAAGAGAGCGGTGAGCTATGCATGTATGTGCCTGATGATCTTGATAAGCCTAACATTAAAGCCTCTATCAGTAATCTTTTACCCGCGCTAGAGCTTGACACGCCACCCGAACTGTGCTATAATCCCATCCCTGATGGCAAGAAAGGTAACATGAAACTTGCTAAGGGTTGTAACTGGTGTAAGTATAAACACGACTGTTACAAAGACTCTAACGATGGTCAAGGTTTACGCACTTTTAAATACTCAAATGGATTTACTTATTTAACAGAGGTTGTAGTTGAACCCAAGGTAGAGGAGCTACTATGAACGGAAGAAAAGCTAAGCGAATTAGAAAACATTCAGGAGTTATAATAGTCAACTGGCTACGAACTTTACTTAGCGAAGAGGAAGGACAGAAGATAACTACTGAGAACTATACAGACTTTATGCCTACTCAGACTCATTTCATGGCACAACGAACCATGCACCTTAATGCATACCACCCTAAGTGGATAGTTAATAAGATTAATCAACTGCTTGCTATCTTTCCTGATCGTTCTATAGAAGAGATTACTTTGGAGGACATTCAATGGAAGACATCCCGATGAACATAGAGCAGATGATCATAGCTACAGGCAGTTACCTTTACAACGCAGGTATCTCAGGCAACTCTATTATAGATATAGACGAGGAGTTTCTTAGTGACCTTCGGTTGTTAATAGATGCAGAGCTAGAGCGCAGAGAGGCAACCACACATTGAACAAGATAAAGAAAGGATACAGGAAACCACGAGTCAAGCGTCCAGTAGAGAAGGATCTTGTTAAAGGCTATGACTCCAACTGGGAGTACGAGTTACACAGCGGTATCTTAGACAACTGGAGTTTCCACACTGACAAAGTTCCCTATACCGTTTCGCATAACTATCACCCTGATTTTTTACGGGTGATTGAAGGCAAGAAGATTTTGCTTGAAGCTAAAGGTAGGTTCTGGGACTACGCTGAGTTCAGTAAGTACATATGGATCAGTAAGACATTGCCTGAAGATACTGAGTTAGTGTTTCTTTTTGCTAACCCCAGTGCGCCAATGCCTCAAGCCAAACGTAGAAAGGATGGCACTAAAAGAAGCCACGGAGAGTGGGCAAGTGCTAACAACTTCAGATGGTTTAGCGAGGACAGTATCCCCGACAGTTGGATTAACTCAAAGAAGAGAGAAAGTTTTGACTGACATCAGCCGCAAAGACGAGAGACGCGATAGGTTTTTAAGAAAGAAGAAGTTCAAGAAGATAACAACAGCTTCTAAATTAAAAGAAACTAAGCGTAAACAACCACCCATTGACTTATATAACGAGACAGAAAATGAGCCGACTAAATGATGCAACACCCGAAGATTGGGATAGAGTACGTAAAGCACACCCCGCTATTGAAAAAAGCTCAATAGATTATCAGCCCTACATTGACATGGCTATGAAAGAAACACATACATATAAATACGAAGAAGATATACGAACAGCTTTAAAAGACCTTGCAACTAAAAAGCCTACGATTGAAGATGTAGTCAACAAGCCAAAGCATTACAACACTGGTAATATAGAATGCATTGAAGCCAT